ATGAAAAAAGAATTAGATGAAATGGCAAAATTAACACCTAAAGCTGCAGAACGTTTTGAATTAAAAATAAAGTATCCAGGTCTTGATGATGATTTAATAACAGCAATAGTGGATGATCCAGATCCAAAAAATAAAGCAGAAGTACTTTCAACATTAGATCAACTTCTAGAATTACATAGACGAGGTAAATCTCCAGAAGAAGCTGTAGACATCATTAAACAAACAATGTTTAAAAATAGAAAACTAAACGCAAGAGGCGGACTAAATTATTTGATGGGGATGTAATGAAGATAGGTGATTACAAACAAATGATGGCCTATCTTACTAGACCTAAGCAACCAAAAGAACAATTTGCTAGTGCAGAAGTAGATGCTTTAAAAGAAGAACTTAATGAAAAATTAGGACCTGGTGTAATTAAAACATTAGACGAACTACCTCCAGTACAAAATCCATTTAAAGATTTTGAAGATAGAAATCCTAGAGAGACTGCAGCTGAGGGTGGTCGAGCTAATCTTGCAATAGGTGGTGGTGCTATAGAAGGTGAAGATCTGGGTACACGAGAAGGATTTGCAAAAATTAGAATGGGAAAAGTAGGCACAGATAGGGAAGGACTATTTGGTGTAAGAGCTACTAATGTAAGCGAAGCAGATGAAATTCCTGGAGCTGTAAAGTTTGGTAAAGAACAGGTTTATTTTAATACAAAAGAAGAAGCTGAAAATTTTTTAAAAAACAGAGAAAAATATTTTAAGGCTCCTATTGGAAAAAATAAACTACCAAGCGACGATCCAGCAAGATTAAAAATAATAGATGATTTTAGAAAAGATTTTGTAAAGCAATATGGTAAAGAACCTACAGCTAAATACCTTAGAACTGCTTTAAATGAACAAGCTAGAGTTATGGATATTTATGAAGCAAAATATGGAGCTCTTCCAAAAGGAACTAAAATATCAAATGTTGATACAGATGTTTTTAAAATTTTAAAAGATAAAAAAGTTATTGAAAAATTAGAAGCGGGTAAATTTCCAACAATAACAGACATAACTAGAAATACTAAATTAGATCCAGTTCTTTCTGAAACAAGACTATTAGATCTTGCAGAACAATTAGCAAATACTAAATATGCTAATGTTGCAAAAACTTATTTAGAAAATACAAGTTTAGTAAATCCAGATAGTCCTTTCGGTGGTTCGAAAGGTAAGCGAGCAAGAATTATATTAGAAAATCGCTTTACAAAAGGAATGGGAATTGATGACAAATTAGCTAAAATCAGATCAGATATTTTAAAAGAAATATATAAGATAATACCAGATTTAAAATCAAAAGGAATATTATCTGTAGATGAAATATCTGGTTTAACAAGTAGTATGCGAGGTGGTTTTAGTCCTTACCCTATTTTTGGACAAGTAACAAGTTCCGATTTTAATGTGATTCAAAAAGGTGGGACAATAGATAGAACCAAAGGTTTTCTGGAAAGAGCATTAAAAGAATTAGATCCAAAAGATCCTTTGTTTAATGAAAAAAAATTAAAATTACAAAAAGATTATAATGATAAAATATCTTCGTTTGTAAAAGAATCTAACATAGGTAATCCTGCAAAAAAAGTAAAAGCTTTTAAATTATCTTTTGAACCACCTAGTAAAACTGTAAAAAATAAAAAAGTATATAATCAGTTTAAAGATTTGTTTGATGCACATTATGAAAAATATGGATATTCATTTGAAGTACCAGAAGATACAGAATCATTATTAGATATTAGAAATAAATTACAGACTAATGAAGCTTTTAGAAATACTGTTAAAAATAATTTTAATAAATTAATTAATCAAGCAGGTAAGGTAGTAGGTAAAACTGGTGAAATAATAAATAAAACAGGTAAAGCTGGTAAAATAGGGACTGCAGCACTTATAACATCATTAGCTGGAACTACTTTTTCATTAGCAGATGAACAAGTACCTCAATTACCTTCTGACACATATCCTTCAGCTCCTCCATCTGTATTAAATAAAAAAGAAGAAGAAACAAATTTAAGACTTCCACCTGAAGCTGCATTAGCAGGAGCTGCTACATATAAATACGGACCACAACTTTTAAAGATATTAAAAAATTTAGGAACTGCAGGTTTAAAAACAGTCGGTTCTCCTTTTGTTTCTTCATTGTATGGTGCTTCTGAAATTTTAGATTATGACCCTGAAGCCAGATTCAAGTTTAAAGTTCAAGAAGATCCTGATGTTAGAATGGCCGGACTAAGTTTACTACTTCCAGATATTGCACAAAAAGTTACAGGACCTGCAGCTACAGGTGCTAAAGGATTTTTATCTAAAGCAGGTAGAATTGCATTGAATCCTTATTTTAAAGGAGCAAGATTATTTACTCCAGTAGGACTAGGAATTGCTGGAGTAGGACAAGCTTATGATTTTTATAAACAGTATCAAGATTTACAAAAACTAAAAGAAGAAGATCCAGAAGCTTATGAAAAATTTAGAAGATCAAGAGTTGATGATGAAATGACTGCACAAGAAATTTCTAGAATAGAAGAGATGGGGAGAGAAGGTGCAATGTATGGTGGCCGTATGGGTTTTGCAGATGGACCTGAGGATCCTGGTAAAAGAAAAACTATGAAAATTTTAGCTGGCCTTGGATCATTACCTATTCTTGGAAGATTTTTTGATGTTGCACAAGTTGCAGAAAAAGCTGCACCTGTTGTAGTTGAGACTTTTAAAAATGCTCCCCAACATTTTGTAGGTTTAGTAAATAAAATTAGAGCGCTTGGAAAAATAGTAGATCCAAAAAAATTATTACGTTCCGAACAAGATCGATATTCAAATGTATATGACTATGGAGAGTATAGAATGTTTGAAAGAACAGATGGACAAGTAGAAATTCAAAAACAAAAACTTATGGCAACAGACTATGGAGATGGAATAGTGTCTGATGAATATATGTCGTATGATCCAAAAAGACCTAAATTTAATAAAAAGGGTGAAAAAATTCCTGATGAATATGAGGAGGTCTATGAAGAAAACACAACTTATGCAGATCAGTATGGTGAAATGCAAGATGTTCGAGAAGGTATTGAACCAGAAACTATAAATGATGGAATTTATTCAAAAGAAGAATTAGAACAATTAATAATAGAGCAAATAGAAGATAGTATTAAAAAGGGCAAGAAGTAATGATCAAACGATTAACTACAACTATTCCTCCTAAATCAGGACCCACGCCTCAGGGCTTGAATATTTCGTATAATACTGTTAAAACAGTCAAACAATCTGGAGAAAAAATAAATGGCAGACATAGACAAAGCGCTTCCAAACGAACCGCGAAAAGAATTTGAGATACCTGGCGAAGAACAAGTTCAAGAACAGGTAATTGAGGAAGTAGAAAAACAAGAAGCATCTCCGGATGACGTAGAAGTTATTGAAAACGAAGATGGTTCGGTTGATATTAATTTAGATCCAAACGCTGCATCTCCTGAAGGTGGCGATGAGCATTATGCAAACCTTGCAGATTTTTTACCGGATGATGTATTAGGAAGATTAGCATCTTCTTTATCTTCAAAGTATCAAGAATATGTTTCATCAAGAAAAGATTGGGAAAAGACTTACACTCAGGGTTTAGATTTACTAGGTTTTAAATATGACATGCGTTCAGAACCTTTTCAAGGTGCATCCGGAGCCACGCATCCAGTACTAGCAGAAGCAGTTACACAGTTTCAATCTCTAGCCTATAAAGAATTATTACCGGCAGATGGACCAGTTCGAACTCAGATCATTGGATTACAAACTCCAGAAAAAGTTCAACAAGCAAGTCGTGTTAAAGATTTTATGAATTATCAAATCATGGATCAGATGAAAGAATATGAACCTGAATTTGATTCTATGTTATTTCATTTACCTCTCGCAGGTTCTACTTTTAAAAAAGTATACTATGATGAAATGGAAGAAAGAGCAGTTTCTAAATTTGTTCCTGCAGATGATTTAATTGTTCCGTACACAGCTACCTCATTAGATGATGCGGAAGCAATTATTCATCGTGTAAAAATTTCTGAAAATGATTTACGTAAACAACAAGTCGCTGGTTTTTATCGAGACATTGATATTGGTAAACCAGGAGATAAAGAATCTGAAATTGAAAAGAAGGAGAGAGAACTCGAAGGAGTTTCTAAAACTGGTAACGAAGATGTTTATACAATTTTAGAATGTCATGTGGATTTAGATTTAGAAGGTTTTGAAGATCAAAATCCAGAGACTGGTGAGCCGTCAGGAATTAAGATTCCATATATTGTAACTATAGAAGAATCATCTCGTGAAGTTCTTTCAATTAGAAGAAACTATGAAGTAGGAGATCCAAAGAAAAATAAAGTTCAATACTTTGTGCATTTCAAATTTTTACCAGGACTTGGTTTTTATGGTTTTGGTTTAATCCATATGATTGGTGGATTATCACGTACAGCTACAGCTGCATTAAGACAATTACTAGATGCCGGAACCCTGTCTAATTTACCCGCTGGTTTTAAAATGCGTGGTATTAGAATCCGGGATGATGCTCAATCTATTCAACCGGGAGAGTTTAGAGATGTCGATGCACCTGGTGGCAATCTAAGAGATTCATTTATGATGCTTCCGTTTAAAGAACCAAGTCAAACATTACTCGCGTTAATGGGAGTAGTGGTTCAAGCAGGTCAAAGATTTGCATCGATTGCAGATATGCAAGTAGGTGATGGCAATCAACAAGCAGCAGTTGGTACAACTGTTGCATTATTAGAACGTGGTTCAAGAACCATGTCAGCAATCCATAAAAGAATTTACTCGGCTTTAAAAAATGAATTCAGACTTATGGCCAGAGTATTCAAGTTATATCTACCACAACAATATCCGTATGATGTAGTTGGGGGCCAAAGAATGATAATGCAATCGGACTTTGATGATCGGGTAGATATATTGCCAGTTGCTGACCCCAACATTTTTTCACAGACACAGCGTATCTCACTCGCACAAACGGAACTCCAACTGGCAACCTCAAATCCGCAAATGCATAACATGTATCAAGCATACAGAAATATGTATGAAGCATTGGGTGTAAAAAATATTGACAGTCTTTTAGTTAAACCAATGCAACCAATGCCAAAAGATCCGGCGTTAGAACATATTGATGCATTAGGTGGTAGACCATTCCAAGCGTTTCCTGGTCAAGATCATAGATCTCACATTACTGCGCATTTAAATTTCATGGCAACCAATATGGCAAGAAACAATCCAATGGTTATGGCAAGTTTGGAGAAAAATATTTTTGAACATATTAGTTTAATGGCTCAAGAACAAGTTGAGTTAGAGTTTAGAAATGAAATGCAACAGATGCAACAAATGCAAATGATGATGCAACAGAATCCACAAGCTGCACAACAGATACAAATGCAGATGATGCAGATCCAACAAAAGATTGAAGCTAGAAAAGCACAGTTGATTGCTGAAATGATGGAAGAATTCATGAATGAGGAGAAGAAAATTACTTCACAATTTGATAATGATCCAATTGCTAAGTTAAGAGCGAGAGAACTTGACCTTAGAGCAATGGAAAATGATCGAAAAGAACGTGAAGGTAAGGATAGAATGGATCTTGATAAGATGAAAGCGATGATGAATCAAGCAAATCAAGATGAAAAACTAGAACAGAA